AGAACGGCGTACCCATGCCCATAGAGGGGATGCGGGCGAGTGCCTTGATCATCAGTTTGTTGATCCAGGTCGCCGCCGTGATGGCCTGCGTTCCCGTCTGAGAAGCGAGGTCGCTCACGTCGATGTTGGCAATGCGAACCGCATAGCGCCAATCCTTGACGTGCAGGCCGTACTTCCACACCCAGCGCTCCGCATACGCGCGATAGCGATTGTTGCTCGCATCGAACGCATCGATCACGCCGAGATCTTCCTGTTCAAGACCAGCCTTCGAACCCTTGGGGTAGATGCCCGTCACTGTCTCCGCGCCAGCCACGATCAGCCATACGGAAGTGTTGTCGGAACCGCTGCCGCCAGCGTCGAGAATGTTCGCGCTGCTCGGAATGGATGCCGAAAGCGAGTTGTACCGCGGCGTCAGGCCGAGGATGCCATCCTTGTTGGTGGTGGTGTCGCCGTAGATGAGCTGCTGCGCAAAGTTCTGATTCATCGCTTCGATAAACGCGATGGCTTCGCTCAGACGGAACGCAGCGACGTTGCCGTTGAGTTCAGCAAGGTCCTTGTCCACTTCGCTGCGGGCTTCCTGCATGGCGCACACGTCCTCTACGGTCGCGCGACCACTCTTGGAAGGTGCTACGCCCT